TGTTTTGTGTAAATAAATATGATGCATTGTCTATAGAGACTTTTGTTTTACCTGTACCCATTTCCATAAAATATGCGAAATTATTTGATTCAGCACCTTGTTTAAGTGCTTCTCTTTGATGTTCAAAAGGTTTAGTCTTATAAATATATTTCATGTTATAACAAAATATTTTTAATTTAATTGTTGCTTTAAGTAAAGAAATAATTTATATACTCACGCAAGGAGGTTCTAATATGGACTTAGAAGCAGAATCGGTCATTAAGATCGATACGGCAAAATCTGCGGATATTGCCTCGAATTGCAATAAGCTTTTGGAAACTCAGAAACAGATAAAAATGGCTGAAGAAGAAATTGGAAAACTTAAAGAAGCTGAATTACATCTTTCTGATAATATCATTCCAAACTTAATGCGTGAAGCGGGAATATCCATGATGGAGCTTACTGATGGAAGCATGGTAAGAGTTAAACCTTTTTACCAAGCACACATCAATGAGTCTTTCAAAGAACGTGCTCATAACTGGTTACGTGAGAACGGACATGGAGACTTAATTAAAAACAATGTAACTCTTGAATTCGGTAAAGGTCAAGATGAGATCGCACGATCTGTAATACAAGATGCTCAAGAAAAAGGGTATAATGTAAAACAGAAAGAAGGCGTTCATGCATCAACTCTTAAAGGATTCGTAAGAGAACAAATACAAGAAGGTAAACAAATACCAAACGATATGTTTGGAGTTTACGTTGCAAACCGTGTAACCATTAAGAAGGAGGGCAAATAATGTCTGAAGCACAAAACGCTACTAAAGAAGTAGCAACAAAAAAAGAAGCTGGAGTTCCAGTAAAAATGGATCTCGAAGCTTTATCGGGTCAAGGTACTGAAAATATCACATCACGTGATACAAGATTACCTTTACTTAAAATACTTTACTCTAGCTCAGCTGTACTAGATGAGGATAGTGCAAAGTATAATGACAAAGCAAAACAAGGTGATATCTTTAATGAAATCACTGGGTCTTTGTACAAAGCAAAGGAAGGCGTTCTTGCTGTACCATGCCATTACAATAATACTTTTAATGAATGGCAAGACAGAGGAGATAGTCTTGGTAGACCTGTAGCAATTCATACAGATCCATCTATCATGACTAAAACAACTAAAGGCGATGATGGTAAAGATAGATTACCTAATGGTAATTATATCGAAGATACTGGTAATCACTTCGTTCAATTATTGAATGAAAATTATGAGCCAATTGAAAACGCTCTAATACCAATGAAGGTCACACAGAAGAAAAAATCTAAGTTGTGGAATTCTATGATTATTAGTAGAAAGATCAAAGGTAAAAATGGAATGTTTAATCCACCATCTTGGTCGCAAGTGTATAGACTTAAAGCAACTAAAGAGTCTAATAGTCAAAACTCTTGGTTTGGTTGGTCGATTGAATTTGATTCAGTATTAGATCCAAGCAAGAGTCTAGATGCATTACAAACATCAAAAGCTTTTTATGAAAGTTGTAAAAAACAAGACATCTTTAGTAAGGTAGCATTTGAAGAAGACGGTAAAGTTGAAATAAAAAAAGTAAGTAATAGCGAAGCAACACCGTTCTAATGCAACATAAATTACTAGAGTTGTTTGAAGGCGACTCTGGTCAATTCATTAAGGTCACCCTAACGGGTGGCCAAGATGAAAGGGGGAAGAGGGAAGCTGACTACCTCACGATCCACGAACCAGTAACTGCTGACTTATGGCAAGATCACTTAGAAGGGAAATACGTTATTGGTCTTAGACCAGAACGTGATGATAAAATTAAATGGGGGTGCATTGATGTCGATCCTCAAAGCTATAAAGATTATAGTTCTAAAAAATATATAGACATCATAAAAAATAATAATTTACCTCTTATACCTGTCAGATCAAAATCTGGTGGGCTACACATATTTTTATTTTTAAAAGATTGGGAAAACAAAGTAGATGTTTTAAAAATTTTAAACAAATGGAACAATGATTACTTCATGGCTAATGAAGTATTTCCAATGAATAAAGCATTGGGTATGCCATACTTTAATGCAAAGATGACTACAGAGTTTGCATATAATAATGATGGAACTCCGATCATGTTAGAAGCTTTTATAGAATTAGCACAACTTAAACGGGTAAGTTTAGAACAAATTAAAAACTTTAAAGCAACAAACTATGAACCAGAAAATTCTTGGAAAGATTATCCGCCTTGTGTTCAAAAAATGATACAAGAAAAATGGTCTGGTAATCATAGAAACGATTTTTTATTTAATGTTTTAGTTTTAGAATGTAAGAAAGATGAGAACTTATCTATATCTGAACTAACAGAAATAGCTAAGAAAAGAAATACAGAAATATTTACAATACCATTACCAGAAAAAGAAATAGTTACTATTGCTAAATCAGTTAAGAAGGGAGGATACTTTTACAAATGTCCACCTAAATTAAATGCAATAACACCCATATGTAATAAAGATTTATGTAAAAATAGATCGTTAGGTATATTTCAAGAAGCACCTGCAATCATAGATGAATTTGAAGATGTTATGTTTATAAGAGATATCAAAGAATCTTTTTATCAATTTAAATATCAAGGGGAAAAGATTATGGTTAAACCAGAAGACTTAGCCTCAGAACTTAATTTTAAAAAGAAACTATTAAATTATAAAATACTTTGGAAAACATTACCCAAAAGAAAAAATATTATCGTTTGGGATTTATTCTTAGATGGTTTAGTTAAGAAAGCTGAAGAGTCTGATGAGTTTAATTATTTAGAAACTTTAGAAGATATGCGTTATCAAACCCTTAAAGAATTTTTTGAAGATACAATAGAACAAGATGATTTTAGAAAACTAAAAGATGGATATGTCGTATTAGATTCTAAAACTAATGTTTGTTATTTTAAAAGGACTACCTTAGATAATTGGATGAAGAAGAAAATGAACAAAGCGTTTAATAATTCAATGGAAGCTTTACGTTTACTAAATTGTAAACGATTAGAATATCATGAAGGAGAGAAAAATATTTGGGCTGTTGATATGCCAGAGTTTATCAATCACCAAGAAATTAAAAAACATAAACCAAAGAAAGTTGATACATCACTAACGGAAATGGACGATGACTACCACACAGGAAAGTTTAGAAATCCAAAGACTGAAAAGTCTACACAAGAAAACGATTAAGATATATGGGCCACCAGGAACAGGTAAAACATATACATTAATTGAAAGGATTCTAAAAAAACATTTAAGAAATGGTATTAGACCAGAGAAGATTGCTTTTATATCTTTTACAAACAAAGCAGTAAATACTGCAATTGAAAGAGCTTTATCTGCGTTTCCTCAATACACTATTGAAAATTTTACACGATTTAAAACTCTGCATAAGTATTGTCGTAGATATTTTTCTGAAGAAGTGTTTGATATTAAAAGTTGCATGATTGATTTCGCATTACAAGAAAGTATTTTGAAACGATCTGACAATAGATTAGAAGACGATGAATTTATTTATAAAGATTGGTCTTTATCTATTTACGATAAAGCAAGAAACATGATGGAGGATCCAATCAAAGTATACAAAAAAGAGTCTTACAAGAAAGATAATATTGATGTGTTTCAAAGAAAGATTGCTACCTATGAACATTATAAAACTGGAGGTGGCGAAAGATCCTTTATCGATTTTACTGATATGATTTCTAAAGCCATAGATGAAATAGATTTTCCAGCACTTGATGTTTTAATATTAGATGAAGCTCAAGATTTTACTCCATTACAGTGGTCAGTATTATTTAAAATAGCTAATAAATCTAACAGAATCTATTTAGCAGGAGATGATGATCAAGGTATTTATCAATGGAATGGTGCAGATTCAAAATATTTTACTACTTATTTTCCTGGACGAAAGGTTGTACTTAGAAAGACTAGAAGATTTGGAGAAGCTATACATCATTTTACAGAAATTATTAGAAGAGGAATTATAGATTCAGAGGAGAAAGAATACCTACCTTCAAATAAAAAAGGTGCTGTTAAAAGATACTTAAATTTTAAGGAGATAGATTTTAATCAAGAAGGCACATGGTACATACTAGGACGAGTTAATAAAGTTGTTAACGAATTAAGAATGGCAGCTAAAGAGGCAGGCTTATATTTCGGAGATAATAAAAACAATAAGTCGTTTGATCGTAAACAATGGCAAGCTATAAAATCCTGGACGGCTATCTCTAATGGTAAAGTAATTAACAAATCTGATGCAGAGATTATGTTCAAATATATCAGAGACTTAGAGAAAGATGCTTATCGGCAAGACAAGTTTTGGATGGGAGAACCAGATTTTAAAACCTATAACTTTGAAACTTTAAAAGAATGGTGTGGGCTCACGGTTCCCGATGAAAAGAAAAATAAAGAGTGGTGGTGGATCCTTCGTAGAAATTTTACCTCAAGACAAAAAATATATTTTATTAGATTACTTAAACGATATGGACAACAACAATTAAATGAAGAACCAAAGATCATTATTGATACGATACATAGTGTAAAGGGAGGAGAAGCAGATCATGTTGTTCTTGCAAGTAAAAATGATTATGCTTCTGACTTTAGTCGTAAAAATAAATCAGATCAAAGTGGAGAAAGAAAAGTTTACTACACAGGTGCTTCAAGAGCAAAAAATACTTTACATATTTTATCAACAGACTATAAGTATCATTACCCAATTGGTAAGGATTATTTAATATATTTAGAGGAGACAAGATGACCAATAAAGATTTATTAGAAAACGCGTTCCCACAAGATAAGCAGATTGGGGGGAGTCACTACAAATTTTATAAAATTCAACCTTATGAATTTATATCTAAAAATGATTTATCTTTTTTTCAAGGTAATGTTGTGAAATATGTTTTAAGATATCCATATAAAAATGGAATAGAAGACTTAGAAAAAATAATACATTACTGTCAGTTAGAAATTTTAAAAATTAAAGATGATCCAAATCAAAAAAAGAAATGACAAAAACTGTGCAAAAATTATTAGAAATAGACAATATTAAATTTACTATTGAAATTTATCCTCCTAGAGAAGGAGAGAAACAAAACTGTTTTGAAATATTTCCTGAAGACTATCACGCAGCTCTTTATGCTTTCAGTAATAAAGATAAGTTAAACAAATTAATTGAAAAAAAATTTTTATGATTAAGATAAGATACTATGCCCCAATTGAAGAGGTAACTAAGTATGTTGCATCAAAAGCTAATGGAAAAGTTTTAGAATTAGGGCCAGGTCAAGTACCTTTTGAAAAAGCAACTCACTTTTGTGGACATAGTGAAGTAGAAAAATCTAGATTTGAAAATTATTCAATGTGTGATTTCTCATCCCAAGTTTTCCCATACAAAGATAAAGAGTTTGATTTCGTATATGCAAGACATGTTGTAGAGGATTTATATAATCCAAAACATTTTTTAAAAGAATGTAAAAGAATAGCTAAAGCAGGTTATTTTGAAACCCCATCACCTTTAGTAGAAACTTCTAAATATATAGAGGGAGATAAAAGTGAGCATAAAGGTTATCATCACCATTTTAGTTATGTTTGGTCTAGATTTAAAGAAATAAACTTATTACATAAATATCCAATAAGTGAATATGTTGATGTTAAATTAAACTCCAACCAATTTTTAGATGATAAGTTTATGTGGAACAATTATTTTTTATGGCAAGATGATTTTTTAATTACACATTACGAACATGAAAAAAATTTTAATACAATAAAAGATTATCCAAATCTAATGGCCAAAGCTATTAATGAAGGGATTTATAATTCATTAAAATTTAAAAAAGAGGTTTTAAATGTTTAAACCTACTGAATTAAATTTTAAGTTTTACGATAAATTGAAGAGTTTCAATGTTGAATTGAATAATATCGTAGATGGAGGTTGTCATGAAGGTTTATGGACTAAAAAAATAAAACAAATTTATCCTAATGCTAATTATTATTTAATTGATGCACAAGACATTTTTAAAGATAAGCTTAATGAATTAGGTACTTTTTATCATACTGCTTTAAGCCAATATAATGAAAACAGGGATTTTTATTTTGCAACAGATAAAAATAAAGCAACGGGCTCGTCATTGTATGAAGAAAATTCAAATATGACTTTTAATAAAAAAAATATAAAGACACAAAAATTATCTGATGTTTTACCTAATAAAGTTTACGATGTAATAAAACTTGATTTACAAGGTGCTGAACTAGAAGTAATTGAAGGATCTTTAGATTTATTTGAAAAAACAAAGTGGGTGCAATTAGAATGTCCTGTTTACAATAACAACAAAGGAGCCCCTTCATTTGAACATTATATTAACTACATGGCTAATTGTAATTTTAAAGTATTTGATATTGATAATGTATTCATAAATGGAAAGCTAATGGGTATAGATTTTATTTTTAATAACCAATCCCTTCCTCAAGTCACTTCATTAGAGGGAGAAATTCACTATAAGGAAACACAATGAGTTTACAATTAGTATTTAATATGAAGAAGAATATGTGGTCAGCCCCAAATGAGTTTAAGGATTTGTCTGGTTATTCTGAAATAGCAATTGACTTAGAGACGAGAGATGACGGTATTAATGAAAGACTTGGAGCAGGTTGGGCTTTTGGTAAAGGAGAGATTGTAGGATTTGCTGTTGCTGTAGAAGGTTGGCAAGGTTATTTTCCTTTTGGTCATTTTGGTGGAGGTAATTTAATACCTGAACAAGTTAAACAATATATGAAAGATGTTTGTTCTTTACCTGCAACTAAAATATTTCATAACGCACAATACGATATTGGTTGGTTAAAAGCTTCTGGTATTGAAGTCAAAGGTAAAATTGTAGATACCATGATTGCGGCAGCATTGATAAATGAAAATAGATGGAGTTATTCTTTAAATGCTTTAGCGATTGATTATTTAGGAGAAGTAAAAGCTGAAGCAGATTTAAAAGAGGCAGCGGCCTCGCATGGTGTAGATGCTAAAGCGGAAATGTGGAAGTTACCTGCTGAACATGTTGGTCATTACGCGGAACAAGATGCACGGCTCACGCTCCTTTTATGGCAACGATT